CCAAAAATCCTTGAGTTTATCCAAGACAAGTCTGACAAGAAGCATGAACTTGCATTGGCTGCAATGCAAACTGAGAGGGAACTGACCCTTAAGAAGGCGGGCCTAGAAGCGCAAGAGCGCATCGAGCATATCCAAACTGAGCAGATTCAGATCAATGCAGATGTTACTAATAACCAAACAGCTATGCAAGAGCGTCAAGCTTTGTATGCACACGACATAGCCATCGGCCAGGGCGCAAGCACTTGGGTAATCAATATGCGAGCCGCTACTAGGAGCGTCATCACCTACGGCATGTTTGCTATGTTTATGTTTGTGGAGGTCTTTGGCTTTTATTACGCATGGCACACAGATGTTGCTTTTAATGTAGCAATGGATCAACTATGGGACGATGAGACTCAGATCATTTGGGCTTGTATTGTTTCGTTCTGGTTTGGTGGACAGGCGTTTAAAAAATGAACATCAGCCCTAAAGCTGTTGAGATGGTCAAGCACCATGAGGGGGTGAGGTTCAAACCTTACCGTTGCCCAGCAAAACTTTGGACAATAGGAGTCGGTCATGTTTTATACCCAGATCAAGGCAAAATGCCAGTCGATCAAAGAGATGGTTATCAGCTACATCCAGAAGATAACCGCACGTTTTCAGCAGAGGAAGTAAATGGAATTCTTAGAGCAGATCTGCAACGCTTCGAGCGTGGGGTGCTTCTTTTCTGTCCTGTTAATCTTACACAAGGTATGTTTGACAGCCTTGTTAGTTTTAGTTTTAACTGCGGTTTGGGAACCCTCCAGCGTTCAACGCTTCGTCAAAAGTTGCTCAGAGGCGATAAAACAGGTGCTGCGGAAGAATTCTTGAAGTACACCAAGGGTGGTGGCAAAGTCCTGCCAGGATTAGTTAAACGCCGTCAAGATGAACGAGCACTATTCCTCAGCCCACAGTAAGATTTGCACAAACACCCATCCAACCACAATAGTTACGGCGGCTCCAAGGCACAAGATTAAAAACAATCCAATCACAAACAGTCTCCTTCTATAGGGTGCTCTATCAATCGTTTTTGTAAACGAGCAATACGTTGTTCGTTATATGTCACTATTGACTTAGCGTATTCAACACCGCTTTCAGCTTCTAACTTACGTAGATATGCTTCACGTAGTTCTTTGTTTATTATTTCGTAAATACTCTTTGGCTTTAAAAGCTCTTTAAAATAATCAACAACTAACTTATGCCAAGTCACTTCTTTTCCAATTTGCATTTATGTTCATGGGCTTGGGTTTTGTTTTGAAAATAAATGTTGCAACTAATACATCGCCATGCAGAGTTACTAGTAACTTTAATGCTATCACCTGAGTCCCTAGTTTGCCAAGTGCGTACTTGTTCAATCATATGTTCTTCTTCTTGATCATTTTTGTTATTTCATCCACAGTGAGTCCGAGCGCGTCTAAATCTGATGGTCGGACAATAAAATACTTTGGGATCAGGGTAATCCTGTCGCCAGTCTCGTCCATGTGTTTGCGGATTTTTATGAGCATGGCCTCCAGGCTGTCCTCAGTCATTTCAGTCATGTGTTCTTCTCCTTGAGTTTGGCTTCTGCAAAAAAAGCTCCCGCTATAAAGTCAGGGGTATCAGGCTTGCCAGAAAAATCAGGGTCCTTCAGCCCTACCCATGTGCGCTGTGGTGGGGTGGTGTAGAGCATTGATTCATCTTTTGGCTTGTTGAACCACATAACTTGACCACGACCAAAAGCGTCTTCTAACAATTGTCCAACAGGCTCTTGCTCTGGCTGTGCCAAGGCTTCTTTGAGTGCGGTGATGGCTTCATTTATGTGGCGGTTTTGTGTGTAATGTATTTTCACAATATCCAACGCAAAAAGCGCCAGCTTCATCGCATCTTTGTCAGTCATGCTTCCCTCGCTTTCAGCATTGCGTCTGCCATTGCATATGCCCGTGTTGCAAACGAATCCATCGGCGCGTAAACATCAGAGGCTAACAAGCCTTGCATGGCCTTTGCCGCAAAGTAATCCCGCAGGGTCATGCCTGTCATGTCAGTCCTGTGTGGGTTTGGGAATGCTTGTGTGTCCATGATTTGTTTCTTACGCCATCCACTTGTGTGATTCCATTGACCCTGCTTCAAGGCCAACTGCTCAAATGCTTCGTCTTCCTCGTTCATTTGTCTCTTCCCACAGAATAACGTTTAATTATTTTTATAGCAGTTTCTTGGGTGTAGAACCTGTGGTTGTTGTAGCATTCTCTGATCCTAGTAACATTATTATCCTTTGATCTAGTTGCTTTTACAGATGTTGTTGCTCCACATTCAAGACACTTCATACCTGAAAGATGTGTGGTTTTAGGATTCATTCTTTAAACTCTTGTTTACGACTCACTTGTTTTTTAAGCAACCAGTTGTCACCCAAAATACGCAAGGCTCTTACCCACTGACGTTGGTTATATCGGTTGGTGCTTGCAGGTACATAATCAACGTTGTACATCTTCCTTACAGCCGTTAGAGCTTGTATGTTCATGTTTTGTCTCCTAGTCCTTTAGACTTGTGTTTTAAAAAATCTTGACTGCCAGGGCGCAGTGGTTGAACTTGATCTCCGTAACCAAGCGTATACACACCCCTTTCAAAGATGTTGTTAATAGGATAACTACCAACCTCAAAAGATTCCTCAGTCACTTCTTTGATCTCTTTAAAGTAACACAATGGAGTCTTTATGTTTTTACCTGCTGTTTTTAAAGAGATTTTCATATGTGTCTCATAATGTATTCAGTCCAGTGTTTAGTATCTGAGAACACACAAGCATCAAGGCCATGTTTAACTGCCCAATCCAAGTAAGTTGTATTGCTTTTTTTAGATAGCCCTTGATTGCGCTGCAATACATACAGAATGGTAATTTCTGGGTGCTGTTCTTTGATAAGCACTGCTTTCTTTCTGTCAGTTCCTGTCCACAGACCCTTAGTTTCTATGTACACGTTATTAATAACAGTGAAGTCTGGTGTGTAGGTATGGTTGCTTGCAGGTATTACGTACTTGACCTTGTCTTGTTCGTACCCTAGCTTCCATCCCTTTGCTTCGCAAGCAGCCTGGAATTTAACTTCTAAGCCGCTACGATATCCTGAAGGGTTGTGGTGTTTAGGTCTTGGCATTGCTTTTGGTGTTTAGGTCTATGATTTCTTTTTCACGATCTTTAATAGTAATACAAAGCTGCTTTATGTAGACCTCTAACAAACCTACTCGGTAAGCTAAACGATCTTCTGCTACTCCATCCCTATACATGACATCGCTTGTTTGTTTTGCGTTAGCAATGAGGTAGTCTGCATTCATTGTTGTTCCTATTCGTTTATTGCGCTTAGTCCGTCATCAAGGTTTATGTTGATGTTTTCTTCGTCTTCCTCGCCTTGGGGCGAGTCAGTTGTTGTGGTTGCCACCTGCGGTGGCTCCCAACTGTCGTTGGGCTTCTGCCAGATGTATAACAGTTTCATGTTGAGATGGAAGCGTTCATCATCGTTATAGAGTTCACGGCATTTGTCATACCACTCTTCAGGCAACAACTCTGCTAAAGCTTTTTCTGCCTTTACTGGACCTAGGCCAGCTACACCAATGATGTTATCGCTCCTGTCACCTATGAGACTCTGCATATAAAGAAACTTCAAACCTTGGTCCAAAGTAACTTCTTGGGTAACCTTCTTTACAAAGTTGTAGTGTTTCCCTGGTATCTGAAGCAAGTCTTTATCTATGCTGCAAATTACAGTAGTCCCACCTACTTTGTCTTGTTGAATACCCATTTCATCATCTGCTTCATAGCCATCACACATCTGAGCTTTGTGATGTGTTACTAGGAACTCCCGCACAGCTTGCCAGTGTGCTGGCCTTTCATCAGGTCGATTAGCTTTGTAGCTAGGAGCAATCTCCCTTCGGAAATTGCCCGTGCCTGTTAGATACACGCTGTAAGACGTAGCTTTTGTGTCTTCTAGAATGTCTTGAATCATCTGGTCAGCCCTTGCTAGGGCTACCCATTGTTCTTCTTTCTCTGCTGACGCAGCACCACGATAGACAACTATGTCACCATCAATCAGTGCCCTCATCTACATCCTCCTCTTCCACATGGATGTTAAGAACTCTTGCACCATCAAAGATTTCAATGACTTCAAATTTAACTGCTGCATTGTTTAGCAGTTCGTACAGTTCCATAGGTGTCATTTGCTCTCCGCAATCTTTAGTAGATGTCCTACAGCATCAGAGTACGAAATTTTAAAACCAAGTTGTTCAGACAATTTGGTTCTTATAGCATCTATTTTTTGAATCACATTCTGGTCTAGACCTATAGATTTATAGATGTAGGTTGGTTTTATTGTTTTAATTTTTGGTACTACTGGTGCAATTACTTTTTTAGGACGACCACGACCACGTTTAACTTGAACAACTTCTTTCATACTAACTCCTGGGATTGATTAAAAAAAGAGGGCTTCGATTTTGTTTTCAACTAGATGTATATGAAAGCCAGAAAACTATACATGTCAACATCCTCGAACACTG